CATGAACACAAGTTCAGAAGCTATTAACTCCCATGCTAAATATCTTAGAGTAGCAATAAAGAATCTCCCAGATATTCAGTTTAGGTCATTTGTTGTTGCTTTAACTATGGCCTTTAATCATCAAGTTTTTGTTGATGGTTCAGGGGTTCTCAGTAAAACTGAATCCCTCTTTTCCGGCATTCCTGGAACCACTTTATTCAACATTATCACCTCTTCTAAAATACAAGCGTATTTTCAAGAAGGGATGTTAGATTGGGTGAACAAACATGGAGAAGTGATGAAATCAAACTTCTTTTCTATGTATGCTTTTGCTCTCGATTATGTTAAACAAAAGACTGGTTTCAGTTTTAAAGGTTTAGAAGGTTTGTCAGTTATAGTTGCTAACTCTACATTCGAACAATTGTGCGATAAGACTAAAGATCAAGTTTTCTTTGATGATGAAGAAAATTTGAGGGCTCATGGTATACCATTACCTTTTCTTTCTAATAAACTAGTGATATTAGAAGGAAAGCCAGTCTGTATTCCATATAATATGGAGAAATTCGGTGCGTCACTAGTCCTGCCAAGTATTAGTTCTTTCAAAACTGGAGTAAAATCTCAAATTGAACGAGTAATGGGAGTAGCGTTTTCTGGAGGGTGGGTTGATCAAACCTTATATTTGGGTCTTAAAAATATCTTTGATTCTCTAAGGAACTCAGACAAATACCATATGGGTGTTGACGAAGTTCCGGCAGGAGTAGAAGAAGATGTTTTAGAGGTTATTAAATATGTTAAAGACTTTCCTTCCAGAGAATTTTTCTACGATCTCAATACTCTATCAAAACAAGACTTCGCTGAGAGACACTTGATGGGTAAAACTCTAGAACAGAGTGAATCACAAAATAAAACATCATCCTCATCTAGCTCTTCATCCAAAGATGAAGTCGGTTTAGGGGGTACTGGTGGTATGGAAGAGTTTATGGAAGCAGCAGATGACTTAGAAGATTTTACAGTTAAGTTGCTTTCTGTTCCACCAGTTCCTAAATCCAAAATGGGTCATTTTAATGCTAATGATGTGGAAGAGGATAAAGCTAAAGAAGAAAGAAGAAAAATTCGTTATCAAAAGATGATAGCAGCTAGATTAGCTCAGGGAATATCAACTAGCGGAAAAGCTGGAAAGAAAGCTTATAGTGATATCATGCATAAGTTAGATAACGAAGATTTCGATTTAAACGATGTCCAAGATGTAGTGGAAGATTATTTTGAAGAAGATTCAGCTGAGTATAGAGATTACAAAAATGCTAGAGAGAAAGTGATAAATGAGCCTAGCGATTGGGTAAGCTGGCAAGAGTATTACCGTGATGACATTACTTTATCTGATCAAGCTGATTTATCTGAAGAAGATGAACTTGAAGATTTGTACGAAATCGACGACAAGAAACTCACTGATGAGAATAAAATCATTGGTAGAGGCAGACGTGTTCAAAGACGTAGATAATTGTTGTGGTGATGATGAGATGATCCTTCATCG